AATTCATACGGTGAGTATCATCAAAATCAAGAATGGGCACTGTCACAAGTTAAAGCAGGAAAAATGACAGTTGACCAAGCCAAGTCTTATGATGCAAGTCAAAAGATGCAACTAGTTCTCAATGTTGCTGTCACATTAGGCCCGATAACTCTTTCTGTACTCAAAACACTTGTACTAGGATCTTTAAGGATAGTTGGATGGGTAGGAAGAGTAGTAATGGATAAGACTAAAGTAGTACAAAAAATTCCAATTGAAGAGTTGTTATCTCAAGCTAACTGGACTACTGGTAAAAGTGTAGGATGGGCAAGTATTCTTGCTGTGTTGAATGGTGATGGAACATTGCCGACACAAAACTGGGGCATCTATGACAGTAACGGTGTTGAAATTGGAAAAGTTGGCCGGGCATTAACATTCAGAGAATGTCTTGCATATTTTGCGGTTAATCATTCATTTGGCAAAGATACTGTAGCAAGTGTTGCGGATGATCTTAATGCTTGGTGGAATGCAGCCATGCCAGATGCTTTAAATTATACCACACAAAAACAAGACATTGAAAAAGCTGCTGGCAAACCGGTAACACCTAATGTAGTTGCTAAACCGCCGGAAGTTGTTGACGGCATCCGTATACACAACAGGTAATTAAACATGGCAATGAATGTAGTTATAATTTTTAGTGATGGCTCCCGCGAACAACTTAACGGTGTGGATGACAAATATCGTGACGATGTTAACGGATTAGTTGCCATTGCCAAAAAAAAATTTCCTAATAAGAAAATTGTTGATATAAAATATCCTAAATTAGGCGAAGCTCCTGCGCCGATTCCAGGAACTCCTCCTGCTGTTAGTCCAAACGAAGCTAACATTGGTCATTACGGGGACAAAAATCGCTGGAGAAATCTAGGCGGTGGCTACTGGCACAATGTAGACACACACGAAATTCAACTTAGATAAGCGGCATACCGCTTTCTTTAGTGGCTTCTATATTTTCTTTAATAACTGAATAAGCGGCTTCGCGATCTTCGTGACTGTAAATGTACATTAAATCATTTATAGATATACCGCCCCGCATGTACCAACTAATACGGAATAATTCCGTTTTAAATTCTTTTACTTGATTATCCAGCCTAACTAGCTCTTGTTGAATTTCTTCGGGGCTAGATCTAATTAGGCTTCTTCGAAAAAATTGCTTTGATCTAAGTCCACTTCAACAGTGTTTTCAGCTTGACAATTATCGCATTGTACCTTGTAACCTGGCATACGCCAAACAGCTCTATTTTCTTCAATGTGCTTTTTAATTTTATCTACATTTATCTTGTCGCAGTTGTGCAACCATTCGCGAATATGTTCTTGATCTGTAACAACTGTGTTGCCCACTTCTATACTTTCCACACTTTGCATATACAACTCATTTTGTGTAAGCGAAAGTTCATCAAACAATTCTTTTAATACAGTTTTTTGTTCTTCTTCACTCAGTTGCAGAGCTTGGTTTAATTTTTGTTGCAACCCAAATGTTTTAATGTTCAAAGTTGTAGATTGTTTGTAAGACAACGGCTGTGTTTTGACAGTTAAATCGCCTAGTGAAAGAGTACTATTATATTTGCAAGTGTTATAAAATTCAACAAACGCATTTAGATCCAAGTCGTAATTGTGTTCTGTTGTACAAGCGGGACAAATGTGTGTCACTGTCATTTTATTACCAAACGTTGCAATTCTGATGGCAGCAAACAATATGTTAGTATCAATATTACTAACATCCCATGCATCTTTGATTGCAGGACAACAACTTTCGATAACTTTTACTGTGCTTTCTCCGCTGATCAATGCATCTGGAGTTTTAAGCAGTATTTCATCCATGCCGGTCATGCCATAAATGGGCATGTTTTCCACATCACCTTGCAGTGTTCCGGGTTTGTTGTAAGCACCTTTGCTGGGTAAACCCACATAGATTTTTGGTTGTCTAAAATACTGTTGTAAGGGATTTTGTACCATGTTTAACTCCGGATAAATATCATATGTAGTATTTATATACGCATATTTCTAGGAATTTTTTTATGGCTGACACAGTTGAAATCTCAGAAGATAGTTTACGCAAACTCGCAGATTTTATAAGAGGCGGAAATTCAAGCGCACCTCCTACACAGCCTGGCGCTGCTCCAGAACCTGCATCAGGATTACTTAACACACTGATAAAAAGCGTTAACGAATTGGTAACGGCTATAACTGGTTCCAAAACAGCAGACAAACTATCTGATACAACTCAAGTAGCACTTGCTGTAACAGGATTAAAAGATGCATCTAATCTTGCATCTAGGGCTATCACTGATTTAGCTGTTAGCGTACCCGTATTTGGCCGAGCACTTAAAGCAGCCGGCGTAGATTTAAATGAGTATCTTAAAATTGCTCAACAAGGAAGTCAAATAGGCGTGGGCGAAGGCAATGCTTCAGAATTGCAAGAAAGGGCATTACAATCTGGTTTTAAAAATGTACAAGAATACTTAGACTATTTAAAACAGAATTATACTAATTCAATGCGTACCATTGGAAGAACAGCAGAAGACTCTTCTAAAAAATTAGCAGAAGTTGCACAAAGAGCATCTAATACAAATGAAGGACAAAATTTATTAAAAAGAAATTTAATAACGTCTGACCAGTTGGCACAAATAGCAGGTATTGCTGCTGAAGGTAAGTCTGCCATGCTTAAAGATGCAGCAGGTAGACAAGAACTAGCTGAAGAAACTGCTAAACTTGCAACAATGATGGATGCCAACGCCAAGATAACGGGCGTAAGTGTTGATCAACAGCTTAAGAATAGAAAAGAATCACAAACAAACTCAAACGACCAACTTCGAATGCAGGCGTTGGGCAGTGATCAACAACGACTTCAATATACTCAAAATAAAGCACTGTTAGAAGGCCAAGGCAAGGCCATGCAAGATCTCACATCTACAATATATTCAGGTGGTAGATTGTCCAAAGATCAACAGCAATTATTACAAGCTGCAACTGGCGGCCGAGGAGGTCAATATATACAGGCAGTGAGAGAACAAAAACAAACAGCAGGTCTTGCTGCCGAAGATCCACGTAGGATTGCAGCCAACAAACGACTTCAAGACATGGTGGCTAACATGTCTGTCTATCAAGCCAGTCCTGAATTTGCTCGCCGCGCTCAAACAACAAGTAATGCAGATCAGCAACGAGCAATGGGGACATTACAAGACCAAAATACAGAAAAATACGCAATACGTAATATCATGCAAGAGTCTCAAGTGACTCCAGCAGAAGCAAGACGCCGAGCAACGGAATTTGGGTTGCAACAAGGCCGCGGATTTAAACAAGAAGGTCTTTACGATAAAGAACAAATTCCTAATGTAGGTGCAAAACCTTTTGAAGTGCTAGCAGAAGCTAATGAACAAGCTCGCAAAACAGTTATAGCAGTAGCAACGGAAATTAATAAGATGACCACGGCGTTGGGAAATAATACAACAGCGTTAGATGGATTCAGAACATCACTGATCCCGTTAGTTGGTCCACCAGATCAAACACAACAACAGCGTAATGAGATGGTTCTTCAAATGTTTAATGGCAAACCAGGAAGCACAGGTGCGCCTCCAGGAACAGATCAATCAACTGGTAAACCGCTAACAGTTCAAACTCCTGCTGTAAATGTTCAGTCTTCCGGGCCTGTAATTGTAACTACACCTCCTGTAATTACACCTGCGGCAACACCTGTTGCACCACCTGCGGCAACACCTGCGGCAACACCTGTTGCACCACCTGCGGCACCACCTGCTCCAGTAGGAGGAACTAGAGGCAAAGGAACATACGGTGAAACTGGCGCTGCTGCTGAAATTAAAGATGTAGTGGCACAACTGCACAAAGGCGAAACAGTTCTTACTCCTGATCAAAGAGAAAACATGATCAAGGACAGTGCCAATGCTGCTTTTGATAAGATACTAGGAAAGAAAAATGGTAAAGAATCCGAAGTTCAGAATGTTCAATACAAGAATAACGATAAGAATGATGCTGCATTTATTAAACTGCAACAAGACAGTGAAACAGATCGATTGACTCGTGCAAACATACCAGTACCAACTCCTTCTCCTGTTAACATAGGTGACCTACGAACAGAAATAACTGAAGGATTGACACAAACTACAGCCGGACAAACAGCTGACATGGAGCGCATTAAAGCTGACTTGTCAAAACAAGCCGCAACTATCAAAGATCCTGCTCAGATTGAAACACCAAAGATTGATACATCGTTTGTGAAACAAGCAGAGCAGATGTTGGAAAGTCAAACACAAGGTGTATTTGGAAATTTAAGAACAGCATTTGCCAAACAACAACGACAAGCTGGTCCAAGTATAAATGACGAGTTTAAAAATTATCAACCAAAAGTTGCCACAGTAACACCGGCAAATCAGCCCACACCACAAGTGGAACAACCAAGGATTGAATCCAGAGAAAATGTTACACTAAAAGATCTTAACGACCAGTTAATGATGTTAAATAAGAGTATAGCGCAATTAGTATATAGTAGTACAACTAATGGTACTTTTGCGGAACAACAAATACGTGTAACAAAGAAATTGTCGGGCAATAGATTCGGCTAAGGGACAGATTAATGAGTTGGAAAAAGTACTTCACACCGGTAGATAACAACCAAAGTGGTTCGTCTAGTACCATTAATGGTACTAACTCTGGCAATCGTCCAGGCCCTGCGCAAACAAATTACAGCAGTTACTTGCCGGACATTTATACTGGTAGTCCAAATCGTATTGAACGTTATAGTCAGTATGAAGTTATGGACAGTGATCCAGAAGTTAACGCAGCCTTGGATATTTTAGCAGAGTTTTGCACACAAAAATTAAAAGACGGTAAGAGTCCATTTAGTATTGGTTGGAGAAACAAGGCTACTAACAGTGAAGTTAAGATTCTAGGCGAATATATGTCGCAATGGAATAAGATTCAAATGTTTGATACTCGTATATTCCGTGTTGTTCGCAATGTATTCAAGTATGGTGACGTATTCTTTATTCGCGATCCAGAAACTCAAAAGTGGAGTTATGTAGATCCTAGTAAGGTTGTTAAAATTATTGTAAATGAAAGCGAAGGCAAAAAACCTGAGCAATACATTATTAAAGACTTGGCTCCTAATTTTGTAAATTTAGTTGCTACCCAGATTACTCCTAATATTAATCCACGTAATAACGGTGGAGGTGTTGTTCCTACCGGTGGTTACATGGGCACAGGCGCAGCTCAAAAAGGCGGCAGCAATCCTGGATCTACTAGTTCTGGTAGTAGATTTGGATTAAGCGAAACAGAAAGTGCTATTGCCGCAGAACATATTATCCATTTGTCATTAAGTGAAGGATTAGATAACAACTATCCATTTGGTAATAGCTTACTTGAAAACATTTTTAAGACATATAAACAAAAAGAATTACTAGAAGATGCTATTCTAATCTATCGTATACAACGTGCTCCAGAACGTAGAGTATTCCACATTGATGTAGGTAATATGCCGTCACACTTGGCTATGGCATTTGTGGAACGTGTTAAGAATGAGATACATCAACGCCGTATTCCAAGCCAAACTGGCGGCGGGCAGAACGTTATTGACAGTGCATACAATCCTTTAAGCATTAATGAAGACTATTTCTTTCCAGTAACCGCAGAAGGTCGTGGAAGTAAAGTAGATACACTGCCAGGTGGAACAAACTTGGGTGAAATTGATGACTTAAAATACTTTACTAATAAGTTATTCCGTGGTTTGCGTATTCCAAGTAGTTACTTACCCACAGGTGCAGATGATAGCCAAGCAAGTTTCAATGACGGCCGCGTTGGTACAGCGTATATTCAAGAATTACGTTTTAACAAATACTGCGAACGGTTACAAAATTTAATTGTCAGCGTATTTGATACAGAATTCAAGCGATTCATGTACCACAAAGGTATGAATATTGATCCTGGATTGTTTGAAGTCAAGTTCAATCCTCCAATGAACTTTGCAAGTAGCCGTCAAGCAGGACTTGATACTGAGCGTATTAATACTTTTAACACTATTCAAGCAGTGCCGTTTATGTCAAAGCGTTTTGCATTAAAACGTTTCTTGGGATTAACAGACGACGAGGTAGCAGAAAACGAACGTCTATGGGCGGAAGAAGCTGGCAAAGGTAGTCCAACACATACCGACGCTGCTGGTGAGTTGCGCAGTGCAGGACTAAGTGCAGGCGGTATGGAAGGAGACTTAGGAGCAGCAGGTGATATGACTCCTCCAGAAGATCTTGCTGGAGAACCAGAAGGCGAAGGCAGCTTGCCTGGTCAAGTACCACCGGTGGCACCAGGGCCAATGACGCAACCTGCATAAATACGATATGATTTTAAGAGAACTGTTTTATATTGATCCAGACACACGGCACATTGCAAATGATTTGCGATACAGTGCCGAGCGCGACACATCTGTGTTACACAGGTCGGATACTCGTACGACACGATTAACTTTAAGACAAATTAACGAACTACGTAAAAGTAGTGAAGCCCACATTCTAGAACAAGAAAATGAATTAGAGTTTATACATTCTATGTATACACCACCCGCACAACCGGCGGTCTAATTGAAAACAGCAAAAAACGGCCTGTTTTCACGGTATATCTACGCATATTTTAATTAATTGTGTAAATAATACTACAGCCTTGTATCAATACTTAATCTACAGGAGAAACAAACATGACTGACCGCGCTCAATTTGAAGCAATGTTAAATGCACTGATCAACGAAGATCAAGATGCAGCTAAAGAAATTTTTCACAATATCGTAGTAGCAAAATCTCGCGAGATCTACGAAGAATTATTAGAATCAGACTTTGAACAACAAGAAATGGAAGAAGCCTTCCCAGCCGCAGAAGAAGAGGAAGAGGAAGAAGGTCCTGCTGAAGACGACGAAGAAGCAATGGACGACGAAGAAGGCGACGAAGAAAGCGAGGAAGATCCATTCGGCGACGAAGAAGGCGACGAAGAAGGCGAAGGTTCAATGGACGACGCAGAACAATCTGATCGTATCCTTGACCTAGAAGACGCATTAGAAGAATTAAAAGCTGAATTTGAACAGCTAATGGCTGGCGAAGAAGGCGAAGACATGGGTGGCATGGACGACATGGACGGCATGGACGACATGGGCGGCATGGATGCTGAGCCAAAAATGGACATGGGCATTGGCGAAGAAGACGAGCTAGCTGGTTTAATGGAATATGTTAACCAAGTTGGCGGCAAAACATACAATACATTTGCCAAAGGTGGTGATGACGGTGTTAACACTAAGTCAATCGTAGCTGGTAAGAACGACATGGGCGGCACTGCTGCTAATATCGTTGCAGGTGGTGTGGCTAAAGGTGAAGGTACACAAGGTGGTTTAGCAAATCCAAAAGCAGGTGATTTAACATCTGGTTTAGGTACAATCCACAATCGTGTAAATTCTAATTCTGGTAAAACAGCATTCAAGAAGAAAGAAACTGCAAAGCATGGTGACAATGGACAAAATACAAATAGTCCATTAAATGGCGCACCAGGTCGTGCAAAGTAATATAAAGAGTACATACTAAACTATGTCACTATACCTCCGAGAGAATCTCAGTTTCAACGAAGCCAAAATGGTCGTTGAATCTGATGACAAAGAAGGAAAAAACTTATACATGTCCGGGATTTGCATCCAGGGCGGTATACGCAACGCTAACCAGCGTGTTTATCCTGTTAATGAGATTGGCAAGGCTGTTAAGACCCTTAACGATCAGATTCAAAACGGCTATTCAGTACTCGGAGAAGTAGATCATCCAGATGATCTAAAAATTAACCTGGACCGTGTAAGTCACATGATTACAAATATGTGGATGGACGGCCCAAATGGTTATGGCAAATTAAAAGTTTTGCCAACACCTATGGGACAACTAATTAAAACAATGCTGGAAAGCGGAGTGAAATTAGGCGTTAGTAGTCGCGGATCCGGGAACGTCAAAGGTGACGGTTCCGGTGAAGTATCAGATTTTGAGATTATCACAGTAGATATGGTAGCTCAACCTAGTGCTCCAGGAGCATACCCAACACCAATTTATGAACACTTGATGAATAGTCGAGGGGGATTAAATGCCTTACGCATAGCGCAAGAGGTGAAAGGTGATCCTAAAGCACAGAAATATCTCAAAGAGAGCTTATTAAGTATAATAAGCAAACTCCAATAACAAGGAGAATCATATGTTGGATGCACTAAAAAGTTTATTCGAAAACAATGTGATTTCTGAAGAGATCAAAGAGTCAAT